CCGCCGCTGAGGCTGACCACCGTGAATTCGCCGAGCGCGGCTTCGCCCTTCTTGACGGCCTTGCGCACGTCAGCCTGGGCGTTGGACTTTTGCGAGTAAGTCTTGGTGAGATTGAGAGCCATGATCGTTCTTTCGGGTTCCTTTGGGTTATCGAGCGGAAGCCGCCCGCGACCGCCCAGCCGGTGGCTGGGCGCGCGCTGGGGTTTTCACGCGACGCGATAGAGATCGCCGTGCCGGGTGAGCTTGCCGGCCTGCACGAGGCCGGCCATGAGCTGCTCGTATTGGGCGAGCGTGCAGCCCTGCGCCATCAGCGCGGCGTAGATCACGCCGCCGGGTGCGCCGAGCGGGCCGGCGGCCTTGACGCTGTCGATGATCGCGTCGGCGATCATGCGGAGCAGCTTGATTTGCGCCTGGGTCATCGGGACCTCCTTGCGGCTGGGGCGGGATTGCCCCTGCTCGCCCTGCCAATATGGGCATTATGCCCTAGGGCGTCAAGGCACGGAAGGCATTATTTGCATAATTATTTCAGGTGCTTGACCTGTCAGTGCGTTACGGGTCGAAGCTCTCGAACTGAGCAAAAAAAAGGGCCTCGGAGGCCCCCGTTTTGCTCATTCCGGCTTGACCTTCCGGAGCAGCTTGGTGAGGAGATCGCGCTCGCGGCGGCTGAGCGTGTGCGGCCGGCGTTGAAGCTGCTCGAGCTTGGCCCGCTCAGCCTCGGTGAGGCCCCGGCTCGCGCCGGGTACCTTGTCAGTGGGCCAGCGCGCGATCACTTGCTGGTTTTCTCGTAGCGGCCGACGATCCTAAAGCTGTGGCGGCCAGCAGTAGGGTTCGCATCGTTCAGTTCTCCTTTCGCGTTGCTGACCTCGTCAGCCACCGCCTTACGGTGGGACCGGGCGCGCCCGGTTTCGGTCTTCAAAACGTGTCCTCGACGCCCAGCGTCATGTCCCGGGCGATCAGGAGCGCCGCCAGCTTGGCGAGGTCCGTGATCCACCCGAGGTCTTCGACGGCGATCACTTCGCGGGCGATCAGCCAGCGCGCGACGAGCCACATGGCGTTCTCCTTTCCAAGGCATAATGCCTACTTCGCGGACGCAAAGAGGCCTTTGAGCCGGATTGCTCGCGTCCGCCCAGCAATATGGGCATAATGCCCTAGGGCGGCAAGCCCGCAAGGGCCGCATCACTCGATCTTTGCGGCCAAAGCTTTGACAGTTGGGGCCAGGCGTTAGACGTGCAGGTGTGGCGCCGCTGCGGCCGCGCAGCAGGCGTCGTGCGCCGCATCGGTCGGCCGCGGCGCAAACGACAGCATCCCGCGAACCACGCGGCAAGCCGCGTAGGCGGCCAAGGCGTCGTCGGGAGTGCGGAAGAGCGTCCGCGCCTCAACCCCGTGCTTTGTCACCTTAAGGGTGAGCTTGACGCTTTTCCCCAGCGCCATCCCCATGTCGGTGAACAGCTTGAGGACGTAATCCCGTTCGGCGATCGCCTCGTCGCGCTCGGCGGCTATTTCGCCCAGGCGGGAAAGCAAGGCGCGGATCCCCTCGTCTTGTCCGACGACGGGGTCATCGCTTTCGGCGTTGGCCGCATTCGCGCCGACGACATGACTAGAGCGAAGCATTTCGCGCAGCCTCCCCTGATTGTCCTTTGGGCTCATATGAACGCCCGAAAAAGCTGTGACGTGGGCGTGACAACTCAGCTTGGTGTACGAGTTTTCCCGCGTCAAGATGCCCGCAAACCCCTCTAAACTGAGACTAAATCCGGTTTCGCTAGAGTTCCTCGGTGTCAACATGCCGATATGGGGAGGGCCGAAATCTGGGGATATCGATCACATCGGCGTTGACTTAGGGGCGGGCCGCCGCGGGCGAATCGAGTCAAACACCCGAACCTCCCCAATTATGCGGAGGATGCGGTCGACATACCCGGCATACTCGGCATACTCGTGACATTTACTGCCTGTTTGACCGCGGTCACAATTGCCGCCATGCCCGCCAAACCCGATGAGCCTCAGCGCATCATTGTGCCCATGCGCCGAGACCTCCTCGAGCGGATCGACGACTTCCGCTACGACCACCGCGTCCCGAGCCGCGCCGAGGCGATCAGACAGCTGATCGACGCGGGCCTACGGGCAAAACGGTCCAAGCCGCACAAGCCGCCTTAGCTAGACGGCTCGGCCCCGGCGGCCCGCCTCGGCCAAGCGCGCCTTGAGGGCCTGATCGGCCTCGGCCCGCGTCCTGTGCGCCGAGATCACGCCGAGGCCCTCGACCACCGCCCAGATCTTGCCGAACGGCTTTACCTGCATCGGGTCGTGCGCATGCGGGTTCGGCCCCGGCGGCATCGTTTCCTTTCGAGCCGGCATGTTTGTGACCCCGATATGATGCGCCGTAGCTATCGCGCGCCGGCAAGCCGCCCGGGTGGCAGCTCCACCGTCATCTGCCGGCCGAGCAGATTGATCAGGACGAGCTCACGCTCGCGCGCGCTCATCCCGTTATAAACGCCGGCGAGAGCGCCGACCTGAACCCGATCGCCCTGACGTAAGACCGGCGGCGGCGGCGGCTCCGGCAGCCGCACCAGGCCGAGCGAATCCATCTGGCTCCGCCACAACGCGATCTCCCGGTCAGGACATTTCGCCGGCGCCTCGCCGAACTTGATCAGCCCGAGCACGCCCAGCGTCCGATCGACGATCCGCCAGCGGTCATGAATGTGGACGAACAGATAGCCGGGAAACAGCGGCCCGCCGCTGGTTTTGGGAACGAAGATCTCGAAGCCGGCCGTCTCCAGGCGCTCGCCGGCGAAGCTCTCTCGCCTGGTCAAGGTGCGCGCCACGGCCCAATAGGACATGGGCGCAGGAAACAAGCGATGAAACCCTCAAATGTCAATGGCTTAGGGCGGCGCGCCCTCGGGCGTGAACGCGGCTTTAGCGCCCGCGCTCCCTTTGTTCGAGCGCCTCGAGCCGATTGATCATTATGGCGACTTGCTTGCTCAGGCGCTCGTTGTCCCGGAGGACCGTCCACAAGCCTGCTTTGACGAGGCGCCCCACCATCCACACCGCGTAAATCAAGACGCCGTTCATCGCCACCAGCGCTACGGTCTGCACTACGTCGAGAAAACTGTTCGGCGTCCAGTTCATTTCCCCTCCCAGGAGCGCTGCGGCCAATAGCGCAGCGCGGCCTCAACGTGCTCACGTTGGCGCCGGTTCCACCCGATCATCTCCGAGGCTGAGGTCTTGACGCTAGGACGTCCCGCCCTATGGCGTCAACGGTCAGAAATGAGGAGAGCGACTCGCCACGGGAGACGAGCCGCCTTCACCCTCTTGGAACGCTGGACACGTCTTGAGGACGCTATCGCCAGCCTACCGGCGGAACATCGGTCAAAGTTGGGCCTTGAGCAACTCCAAAAACACTAGAATTTGACGACTCTGCCGGGGCAGCGCTACACATCGCGCCCGGAAGTTGGCGGAGGAAGCATCTTTTCCCCGATGCGCGGAGCGTTTCCCGATGGCGGCGCCCCTCTCTGATCCCGCGCAAACCCACCATTGGAGGTTGTGGTACGGCCTTCAACGCTGGAAGAAGCGCGCTCACCATCAGCTCAGAACCGAGCCGCTGTGCGCTCAGTGCCTCGCTCAAGGTCGCGTCACCGCAGCCACCATCGCGGATCATAACCCGCCTCACCAAGGCGTCTGGAATGATTTCCGCCTCGGCCCCCTGCAATCGCTGTGCGCCGATTGCCACAAGCGCAAATGGGCCGATGACCGCCACGGCTATCATTGCGACATCGGCGACGACGGCTTCCCGCTCGATCCGCGTCACCCTTTCAACAGTAAGCGGACCTCTGACGGCGGACCGGCAGCAGGCGAGCTTAGGGAGAGGCAACCCGGTCCGCCTTCGGCGAGCCTCTCCCACCCGCTCAACCGCGTAAGGGAGCAGACATGAAACCCATCGCCCTCGCGATCGCCCTCGGCCTCATCGTCGGCGCTAGCACTGAGGCCAACGCTGTTGTCTGTGCTCGCGGCGTCTATCACGCGGGCTGCGCCGGTCCTCGAGGCGCGGTCGGCGTCCACGGCGCTGCGGTGCGCCCCTATGGCGCGGTCGCTCGGCCCGTCGCTCGGCCCTACGGCGCCGCCTGCGTCTGGCGCGCCGGCGTCCGCATCTGCCGATGACAGCCGATCCCCATTCTCCGCCGGCCCCTAGCCTAGCCGGCGTTCGCAAGGCCGAAATCGACGTCGGTCCTGAGTTCTTCCGGGCGACTCTCCAGACTGTGACGCCGCCCAACACGCTGACGATGGCGGCCTCGACCGGCGCCGCGAAGATCGTCATCCATCTCGACACTGGCGAGGTTGACCTTCTCGGGCTTGAGCCAAGCGAGGGCGCCCGGCTCTTTTGGAAGATCGTCGAGGAGCAATTCGGGAAACGAGGATGAGAAAAGGCCCGGCGCCGCTTCCGACCCATCTCAAGCTGTTGCGCGGCAACCCGGGGCAGCGGGCGCTCAGCAAGGGCGAGCCGATGCCGATGCAGCCGCCCGACCCGCCCGACCCGCCGGGCGATCTGACCGGCTACGCCAGGGAGGAATGGAACCGGATCATCGTCGAGGTCTTTCGGCTTCGGCTGGTGACCAGCATCGATATCCAGGTCCTGGCCGCCTATTGCGACGCCTACGCCCGCTGGCGCAACGCGCGTGAGACCTTAGCCGCGATGGCCGAGCGCGATCCCATAACCCGCGGCCAGATCGTCAAGACCCAATCCGGTGGGGCCGCGCCTAATCCGTTGGTGTTCATGGCCGCCGCCGCAGCCCGAGACATGGTCCGCTTTGCCGCTGAGTTTGGATTATCCCCCGCCGCCCGTACCCGCATTAACGCGATTGACGCCATCGGCGGCACGCCGAGCAAGTTCGCGGGGCTCCTCGCCGGAGTTGATTAGACGCAGCGCGCGCGGGAAGCTTCGCGCGGACGAAGTCATCCGGTTCATCGAGGCTTTAACCGTTCCCAAGGGGCACGGGCAGGGCCACCCGTTCGTGCTGATGCCGTGGGAGAAGCGGTTCATCCGCGACGTCTATGAGCCGCATTGGAACAAGAACGACAAGCGGGTGGTGCGCCGGGCCATCCTGTCGATCGCCCGCAAGAACGGCAAGAGCGCACTGACCGCGGCCTTGTGCCTCACCCACCTGATTGGGCCGGAAGCGATCCCCAACGGCGAGGTGTATAGCGCCGCCAATGATCTCGACCAGGCGGCGATCATCTTCCGGTTCGCCCAACAGATGGTGGAGCTCGAGCCGGACCTGGCGCAGAAGATCGACCTGGTTCCGTCGACCAAGACGATGGTCGCCCGGCCGACCGGCTCAGTGTTCCGCGCCGTCTCGCGCGAGTCTTCGACCAAGCACGGCTATTCGCCGTCGATGGTAGTCTATGACGAGCTGGCGCAGGCCAAGAGCCGCGCCCTCTATGACGTGTTCGACACCGCCTTCGGCGCTCGCGAGGAGCCGCTGTTCGTCGCCATCTCGACGCAGAGCAACGATCCCGAGCACGTCTTGTCGAAGCTGATCGACGACGGGATCGCCGGCGCCGATCCCTCGATCATCTGCCATTTGTACGCCGCCGATGAGGGCTGCGACCTGGCTGACGAAAGCCAATGGCGAGCGGCCAATCCGGCGCTCGGCGTGTTCCGCGACCGCGAAGACCTGGCGACGGCGATCCGCAAGGCGCAGCGGATGCCGGCGGAAGAGCCGAAGGTTCGCAATTTGTTCCTCAATCAGCGGGTGTCGCCGTTGGCCCCCTTGATCTCCCGCGCCGAGTGGTTGGATTGCGTCGGCCCGGCCGAGCTGACCCCCGGCGAGGAGGTCTATCTCGGCCTTGACCTCGCGAGCGTGGTCGACCTGGCGGCGCTGGTCATGGTCTCGGCCATCGATCCGGCCCGGGTCGCGCCGCTATTCTGGAAACCCCGCGAGCTGCTCGCCGATCAATCCCGGCGCGATTTCGGCGCCGGGAATAATCGTTACCAAGAGTGGGCCGACGCCGGCCTCCTGCGCTTAAGCCCGGGGCGCTCGATTGATCCGGCGGTGATCGCGATGGCGATCGGCGAGCTGGATCAGCGCTACCGCATCCGCGGCCTCGCCTATGACCGCTGGCGCATCAACGACCTCTTGCGAGCGTTCGATAATATCGGGCTGCGCGCGTTCAAAGACGGGGATAAGGGCGACGGCCTGCGCCTGGTGCCTTGGGGCCAGGGGTTTAAGGACATGGGCCCGGCGATCGACGCCCTCGAGGTGGCGATCTTCGAGCATCGGCTCATTCACCCGAGCCATCCGATCCTGAATTGGAACATGGCGAACGCCATCGCGACCATGGACCCGAGCGGCAATCGGAAATTAGACAAGAACGCAGCCCGATTTAGAATTGACGGCAGCGTCGCGCTCGCGATGGCGATGGGGCTTCGCTCGCGCGACCGCACCAAGCCGCCGATCGATGTTTTCGCGCTGATCGGATGAAAGATGACGACGGCGAGGACTTCCCGCCCACGCAACACCCGGTTCGAGAATTCATAACAGCCAGCCTTTTCGTTCTCGGCATCGTCGCCTTCGTTTGTTGGCTGCTTTGGAGGTGGATATGAGCCTCGCTGGAATCCTTTTAGGCCTCATCAATGTCGCGATCGTCGTCGCGATCTTGATGCTGATCGGCGCGATCGTCGTTTGGTTCCTTCAGTGGATCTTCAGCGTCGCCGTGCCGGCCAACGTGCAGAAGCTCTACATCGGCATCGTCGCGCTGATCGCCCTCTACATGATCGTGGCGCTCTTGCTCGGCTTGCCGGTCGTCCACCTGATCGGCCGATACGACTAAAGGTCGGCGGCGGCCCGCGCTAAACGGACCGCCGCCCCTTGCCTTGCCCAGCCCTGCCGCGCCTGGCCCCACCGGACCGGGCCGAGCCGTGCCTTACCACGCAACGCCAAGCTTGCTTGGCGCGCCCTTAACCTAGTTCGATCAGCCATCTTAGCTCAAGCCAAGAGTCCCGAATGCTACCGGCGACGTACAATCTCGATCTGTATAGAGGCGACACGCTAAGGTTACAGGTAAAGTTGTGGAACAACGAGGAGCGTGATGATCCGGCCGATTTGGATGGCGTGATCGCAGCGAGCCAGTTTCGTGTACGGCCCGACGCTGAGCCGATGGTCGAGATGGCGTGCGCGATAACTTTGCCGAACGTCGTCGATCTAACCCTCAGTTCAGACGCGAGCCGGATGTTACCAAAAAAGGGCGTGTGGGATCTGGAATTGCGTTTCCCAGGCGGGGACGTATTTACACCGCTAGCCGGGAAAATGACGCTGAAACCTGACGTAACGCTACCGCCAGGCGCCGCGCCCTGATGGACGCGCGCGCTGACCGGCCCGCCATCCTCGCCGTCGACATCGTCGAGCATCGCGTCGACCTGGCGATCTCGATCGGCCCCGCCGGCCCGCCGGGCGCGCAGGGGCCGCCAGGGGCAGACGGAATCGACGGCGCGCTAGGTCCGCCGGGGCCTCAGGGCGATCCCGGCCCACAGGGCGGCGCTGGGCCGCCAGGCCAGGATGGCGCGATCGGCCCCCAAGGGCCGCAAGGCCTTCAGGGCGATCAAGGCCCGATCGGCCCGATCGGTGCGACCGGCCCGCAGGGCGATCCGGGGCCGGCGGGCGGACAAGGGCCGCAAGGCGGGGTCGGTCCACAAGGGCCGCCAGGTCAGGACGGCGCGCAGGGGCCGGCGGGTGGACAAGGACCGCCGGGCGCGAACGGAGCGGACGGCGTTGACGGCGCGATCGGCCCGCCTGGCCCTGGCGTGGCGACCGGCGGCGCGGTCGGCGATGTCCTGGTTAAGACGGGCGCGCCCGATTTCGCGACTGGCTGGCAGGCGCAAATCGGGCCGTGGCAAACGCCGGGTGTCGTTGGCGGCACCGATAGCGGCGTGGAATATCGCATGGAGCCTGGCCGCGTCGTGCGGCTGCGCGGCGTCTTCATTCCCATAAACGGTGATGATGGCAGCGCCCGCCTTACCGGGATGCCGCCGGGCACATCGGCGCAGGAATTTGTCAGCGCAGCGGGCTTCAATATCGCCAACAGCACGCCGACCGCCTGGATGATCATTGTCCAACAAGACGGTCAGCTCTTGTTCTACCGCATCGTCCCGGCGCCGGACGGCAGCGGCGGGCGCGTCGGCCTGGAAGGCGTGACCTACACCACGACATGAACGTTCAAACAAAACCTCCGAACCCGTTTAAAAGGCGCAAGCCCTCGCCGATCGCCGCCCAGGCGACGGGAAGCCAGGAGACGTTTGTCCGCTACGTCGTCGTCAAGGCGGCGGCTCAGTTGCGCCGCGGCGACGAGATGGCGATCGCCAACGCCCGCTTCCCCGGCGACGCCCGCCTTCGCACCGTCATTCGCGCCACCGCCGAGCCGCCGACCGATCTCAGCAACACGCCGGCGCTCGCGGTTATGGGCGTCGATTACGTCGAAAGCCTCCAGCCGATCTCGGCTGCGGCGCAGGTGTTCCGCGCCAGCCGTCTCATGCTGAGCTTCGATCGCTACGCCAGCATCTCGATCCCTGACCTGGTGGGCCTCGACGAGGGGCCGCCGGCCTGGGTCGCATCCGGCCAGCCGGCGCCGGTCGGCGAGCTAACCGGTCAAGCGACAATCCTCGAACCGCGCAAGCTCGAGTTTATCATCACCATCAGTAGAGAAATGCTTCTCGGTTCGAACGCCGAGAAGCTGATCGGCGACGCGCTGCGCGCCAAGATCGCCTTCGATCTCGACAAGTCCTTGTTCGACGCCTTGCCGGTGAGCGCGGCGCGGCCCGCGGGCCTGAGATCTTTCAACACCCGGCTGCCCGAATCGACGGCGACCAGCAGCAACGACACGGCGATGATGCAGGACGTGGGCACGCTCCTTCGGGCCGCCGAGCACATCGCCGGCGGTGAGCCGATCTACTTCATCGCCCGCTCTCGCCGCATCGCCGCGATGCGGCAAATGTATCATGGCCGCCCGCCATCCAATTTCGTCTTGCTGCCGAGCGCCGCCAGCCTCGCCTTGCCGGAGAGCGTGTTGCTCTGCGTTATCCCGCGCGCCGTCCCGTCGGCCATCGGCTTGCCTGAGGTTGAGCTCGTGGAGAGCGCGGCCGTCGAGATGGATGACGCGCCGGGTTCGCCGGACGTCATGCAGGCGCAGAATGTGCGCTCGTTCTTTCAGTCCGACACTTTCGGCCTCAAAGTACGCCTTCCGGCCTCTTGGAGCTTACGCCATCCGGACGGGGCCAACTGGATCACGTGTCTTTGGCCGGCGGACATTGGCGCCGGCGGCGGCGGTATGCCAGACGCGCCGGCCGACCAGTTCACCTATGGCCGGCATCAAGGCGCATGGGCGCCGGTAGCCGAGGAAGTACCGGCGACGCCGCCCGCGACCGGTTTTGCCCGAACCAATGTCTCGACATCGCCCTGGGTGCCGATCGAGAATTTGACGGCGCATCTGGCGCCGCTCGACTCGCCGGTGTTTACTGGCGCGCCGGCCGCGCCGCACCCGCCGCCAGGTGACGCCAGTACCCGGGTCGCCACGACGCAATTCGTTCGCGACGCTGGCGGCCTTGAGGAAGTCCCGGTCACGCCCAACGGGGCTTACGCGCGCGTCAGGGCCGGCGCCAATACGGATTGGCGCAACTTGGTTGAACTCGGCGTCGCGCCGCTCGATTCGCCTATCTTCATCGGCGCGCCGCGCTCGCCGACGCCGCCGCCGGGCACCGCCAATGACACCATCGCCACGACTCAGTTCGTCCGCGACAATGCACCGGCCGGCGGCGTCGAGGATGTGCCAACTACCCCGAGCGGGGCCTATGCGCGCACGCGCTTTGCAGGCGATCCTGCGGGTTGGACGACGCTTGCCGACCTTGGCGTGGCCTCGCTCACCTCGCCCGTATTCATCGGCAACATAACGGTTCCGAACGGCACGCTCGGTTTCCCCGGTATCCAATTCACCGACAACCAGGTTGGCGTCTATCGGAGCGCCAATCTCATGGTCCTGGTCGCCGCCGGCGCCGCCGCGGCCCAGTTCTCCCCGACGCTGTCGGCGATCTTCTCGCCGCTGTTCCTGAGCGGCAACCGCATCCAACAGGTCGGCGACGCGACCGCGGCTACTGACGCGCTCAATCAGCAAACCGCCGACGGCCGCTATGTCCGGCCGGGCGGCCCGGCGTTGACGGACACGCTGACCACCAAGGCCGGCACCGGGATCAACGATCTAGGTCTTGCGGTTGGGGACGGCGCGACGGGTTTCTACCGCGACGCCGCGGGCACGGGCGCCGGCCTCAGCACGATGGTCGGCGGCTTTCCGCTGTTCATGCTGTTGGCCTCTCGCGAGGCCGTCATCAACGGCCCTTTGAGCGTGGGCGGCAACCGCGTCATGGCGGTCGCCAACCCGGCGGCTGGCTCTGACGCGCTCAATCTTCAAACTGGCGACGCCCGCTACCTGACGCTCCAGCAGGGCGGCATCGTCAGCGGCGCGGTGCAGTTCCTGTTCAATCCGGTCCTGCCCACCGACGCGGTGACGAAAGGCTATGTCGACGGCCTTGTCACCGGGCCGCGCGCACCCGCTCTCGTCTTCGATCTCCCGGCGGACGTCACGATTCCCCCTAACGAGAATTGGACCGATCTCGCCACCGTGCCGTACACGATTCCACTGCGTCCCGGCGTCGCGTCGTTAGTCCGATTGAGTATGTCTGGCAACCTCGCCGATTTGAGTAACGTTGCAATGCTCGCCGTCCGCATTGGCTCCGGCCTAGGGAACAGCAGCACTTTCCCGGAGCGCCGCGTCTTCGCCTACGGTAGTTCTACGGGCGCGGTTACAAGCAGCGGCTTTGTCGTCGATTTCTTTGCCGAGCCGGCCCCTGGCGCGACGACGATGAGCCTCCCGCTTCAGATCAAGCAGTTCAACGTCGGCGCGCCGATGACCCCGATGCGGGTCCTCGGCGGCGGCCCGACCACGGGCGAGCGCTCGCAAATCTGCGTCACCGACCTCGGCCCGGTCTAACGCCGGCCGTCCGCTAGCAACTCACCATCATCGACCTCCGCCCTGTCACCTAAGGGAGCCTCGCCATGCCGATCTCACCCGGCGCTGACGAATCGCAATCCGATTGGATGAGCCGTTGCGTGCCTGAAATGATGGGCCCGCCTGGGCCGGACCAGCGCGACAACGACCAGGCGGTCGCGATTTGCTTGGACATTTGGCGCGAGGAGCACCCGAACGCCGCGGCCTATCGAGCCCGCCAGAAGCGCATGAAGCAGACCGGCAAGCAGATCGGGCCGGACGATGGCGAGAGCTATACAGAGTGGCTCGATCGCTGCGTCGATGAAACCGGCGATCCTGATTTTTGCCAATGGCTATGGGAGGAGATGCGGGGCGGCGACGACACGCTCCACGCCCGCCCGCCCGCCTACAAGGGCGGTAAGCCGCAATGGCGCCGCCAAGCGCCATCGCCCAATGCGGACGAAGATCACGACTCGTTCATGAACCGCTGCATCGTCGCCGTGCAGGAGGATGATGATACGCTCAGCGAAGATGACGCCGAGCAGATGTGCGAGGTCGCCTGGAGCAACGGCGAAGCGCACGCGCGGCCGGCGATCATCAAGAGCACGGCCAAGCCGGTCCACAATTTCGAATACACGATGAGCGATGAAACGCCGGATCGTTACGGCGACATCGTCGCTCATGACGGCTGGGTGCTCGACCACTTCCGCAACAACCCGGTCGCGCTATTCGGCCATAACCACGACTTCCCGATCGGCCGATGGCTTGATGTCCACATCGACAAAGAGGTCAAAGCCCTCCGCGGCCGGCTCGACATCCCCAAGGGCGTCTCACCCCGAATCGATGAAATCCGCCTCCTGGTTGACGCCGGCTATCTCCCCGCCGTCTCGGTCGGCTTCCGCTCGCTGACGCGTCCGAAGCAGATCAAAAACGAGGCCGGAGATGACACCGGCGGCCTGCACTTCCTCAGGCACGAATTGCTCGAGTGCAGCGTCGTGCCGGTTCCAGCCAATCCCTCAGCCTTGGCGATCGCCAAGTCGCTGCGCATTTCGCCCGACACCCTCAAGCTTGCGTTCGCCGAGCCCGGCGATCGACGCCAGCTTGTTCGGCGTCGGGTTTTAACCGGCGAGCCCGCCGCACGCCCTCACGGGGCAAGGCACAAAGCCATGTCTACCATCAGTGAACGAATCGAAGTCGAACGGAGTGTCATCAACGACCTGCGCGATCGCCAGGCCGAACACCTGCGTAACATTGACGACGCCAACCCCAACGAAGCGGAAGACGCGATCACGGTGAACCTCAGCCGGCAGATCGGTCAGCACGTCCGGCACCTGCAGAGCCTCGAGGAGGCGGAGCGGGCGCAAATGCCGGTCAGCATGGGTGAGCGTATCGGCGAGATCCTGCCGCCTGAGCGGGATCCGGACGAGCCGGGTTCGAACGGGCGCCGCACGCCGGTGCGCGGGCGGCAGCTCATGCTCGCGCCGAGCCCGATCGCCTTCCAGCGCGCCGACGGCGGGATCAAGTATCGGTTCCCGCCCGCGATCATCAAGCGGCGCAAGGAACTCGACTCAGTCGACTACCTCATCCGCAACGGCGTGATCACGCTGTTCGCGCATCGGCTGAAGAAGAATCCCGATGAGATTCGGACGATGCTCTACGGCGATGACGAGCGGACCAAGGCCTGCTTCCAGTACATCCAGAAGGCGGTCTCAGCCCCGGCGATGACCGACGTGCCGACCTGGGCGGAGGAACTGGTCATCCAGGTCCAGGGCGACTTTATGGCGCCCCTGATGCCGACGGCGATCTTTCCGCAGCTTGCGGCGCTCGGCCTGTCGCTCGACTTCGGCCGCGCCGGGCGCATCGCCATTCCGACACGCTTGAGGACCCGCACCATCGCCGGCGCGTTCATCGGCGAGGGTCAGCCGATCCCCGTCAAGCAGGGCGTGTTTTCGCCTCAGATCGTCACCCCGAAGAAGCTCGGCGTCATCACGGTAATGACCCGCGAGATCGAGGAACACTCGATCCCGGCGATCGAGGCGTTGTTGCGCGACGCGATCTCGGAGGACACCGGGCAGTCGATTGACGACGTGCTGCTTGACGCCAATCCGGCGACCGTCGTTCGGCCGCCTGGCCTCCGTAACTACGCTCCTACCCCGCTTCCCCCGACACAAGCGGGGGCCGAGCCTATCCTGTTCAATCGGATGGTTCGCGACCTCCGCCGGCTGAGGGCGGAGCTGATCAGCATGACCAACGGCAACGTCCGCGCGCCGTGCTGGATCATGAACCCGATCCGGACCGACGGGATTGCATTGAACGTCGCGCCGGGAACCGACCCGTTCCCGTTCCGCGCCGAAGTCTATGCCGGATCGCTGATGGGCTGGCCGCTGTTCGAATCGACCACGGTCAATCCCAACCAGATCCTCGCGGTCGATGCGGCGGACTTCGTCACGGCGGGGCAAGGTGCGCCGACGTTCGAGGTCAGTGATCAGGCTACCTTGCATATGGAGGACACGGAACCGGGTCCGATTCACGGCCCGCAACCTCCTGGCGGCACGGTCGGCGCAGCGACTCCGGTCAGGTCGTTGTGGCAGACGGACAGCTATGCTCTCCGCCTTCTCTACAGGTTGAACTGGCTGATGCGCCGGCCGATGGTCACCTGGATGCAGGGCTTCCTTTGGGGTGGGTTAACCCCGGACCTGCCGACTGCCGACGAGCCAGTCGCCTGATGCGAATGGCGGCGGCCCTGCCGAAACACGACCGCCGCCCCACGCCTCGCCTCGCCCGGCCGGGCCGCGCCTCGCCGGGCCACGCCAAACCGAGCGCCTTGCCGCGCCTCGTCTACCCTTTCGGACAGGGAACCATAGCAAACATCGATGAATGATATTCCCGACGATCCCGCGACCGTCTTTGGAAAGCGCGGCCACGATGGCCGATGGCTCGGTGTGCCAACGCGTGAGGACGCCAATCAAAGCTTTGTCTGCGAGGCGCCGCGCGACGGCGGCGTCTATGGCCGCAACGGCCGCGCCGGCCTCTGGCAACCGGTCGCGGGCGGCGCGGTGTGGATCGGTCCGGCCCCGCCGGCCGCGCCCGTGCAAGGCACCTTGTGGTGGTGCGACGATCCGGACGGCAGTTTGTTCATTTTCTTCGACGGCCAATGGGTGCCCGCCTCACCAAGCGGCGGGGGCGGCATAGACCCGGCTGATTTTGTCTCCAGCGCCGGCGGCACCATGACCGGCTCGCTATCGATCACCGGCAACAGCCGCCTCCTGATCCAATCCATCTTTGGGCCGGGGCCTCTCGGCGCCGGCACGATCCGGCTTGAGGGCGGCCAGACCACCACGATCCAGTTTGCTGACCCCGCCGGCATGCGCTGGCAACTGATCGAATCGCACTACGACACCAACGAAGACCTCATCCTGATCAGAGGCGCATTCCCTGGCACGATCTCGATGATCGCCTCATGGGCCGATGGCCATATCGCCCTGCGCCAGCCGAGCACGATGACCGGCGATCCGATTGGCCCCGACGATCTGACGCGGAAGTCCTACGTCGACAATGCCGCGGCCGTTCACGGCGATAAGGTGGATCGCGGCGGCGACACGATGACCGGCGACTTGCGAGTCACGAACCCCGCCGAGTCGGGAGCAACGTCCGTCGAGATCCGCAACCGATTAGGCAACCCAGAGATCGCCCTGGCGACTAGCGGTGGCGCGGCGTCGAACATCATCTTCAACTATGGCGGCGTCGGCTGGGGCATCAGCGTCGAGGAGGCGCTATTCCACATCTATCATTCCGAGACGACGGGTCAGTCGGTTATCCCGTTCTCGATTGAGCGCGACAACCACATCGAGATGATCCAGCCGCGAACGGTGAGCGGCGATCCGGTCGATCCGAACGACCTGACGCGGAAGGCCTACGTCGACCAGCTCGTGACGGCGGCGCCGGCCATCATCGGCGCCATCGACGCCTCGACCGGCATCTGCCGATTTACCACTTCGACCGGGCCGCTTCCGCCGGCGGACAGTGTCAACCCCGGCGCCTATGTGATCTGCGATGTCGCCGGCACGATCCCTGACGGGCCTGCCGCCGGCACAGCGATGGTCAGGGGCGATTGGCTCTATTCGGATGGCGTCAGCGCCTGGCACGACCTGAACGTCGGCAGCGAAGGGGCGGCGACGACGGCGGGCGAGGTCGCAGTCATCCCGCCGGTATTCGGCCAGCCCAACGTGCAGGCCGCGCTGGCGATAGCCGAGACGCGGGTCACGGCTCTGGAAGCCAATGTCGCGCGCGGCTGGAATACCCCGAACACCGGTTTCGGCGTTGCGATTCGAAGCGCCCGCTGGCGCGCCGAGCCTGGCGGTATTGTCAGGTGGGACGGGTGCTTTCAGCTTACCAACTTCACCGTCAGCACGAGCTACCAGGACGTTTTCGCCACCGGCGCCCCGGTCGTTCCCGGCGGCGACGGTCGCGCCTTTATCGTGCCGGCGACCCAATTCGGCGAGGCCTATTCGTTCTTGATGCGGTTCACGGGGTCGACCGCACAGCTCAGGATCTTAGACGGTCAGAGCTATGCTTTTGTCAGCGGGACCAACATGCTCGTCTACCTTGACGGCGTCACCTACCTCTCAACGTCAACGGATGTACGGCGATGAACGATCACGTCGCCCGCCGCGCCCCGCTCGTCTTCCCGCCGAACCCGGCGGTTGACGACGAATACGCCGCGCCGAATGGCATCCTCTATCGCTACGATGGCGTGAAGTGGGTTGCGGTCAGCGGCGGCGGCGGCGGCATTCCGCCTGGCGTGTTCATCCTTAAGGCCGGCGACACCGTCGAGGGCCGGCTGACCTGGCCGGCCGGCGCGACGGCGGACGGGGTCGCGTTCGATATCACGCAAGGCTCGGTACAGATTCATGGCGGCGGCGTCCGCGTCGAAGCGCCGGGCGAGGTCCAGGCGCCGGTGTTCGTCGCGGTCGGCGACCCGGCCGGCTTCGTCTTTGGCACGCCTACGCAGCAGAACGGCGGCATCTACAAGAAGTTTCAGGCCGGCGTCACGATCCGCGAGGACATTGACGGCCACAAGACGGCGACCGAGTCGAACGACGGCTCGCAAGCGTGGGAGATCGTGGACGCGCGCGGCGGCGCGATCCGTCGCCAGGGCTTCAACCGCGGCCTCGACTTCACCGACGACGGCGAGGCGGAGAACTTCGCCGGCATCTATCAGGACGGCAATGGCAACTTTGTCTTGCGCAAGCAGAACCCGGGGTTTGCGGCGGCGACTTGCTTCCGCACCCGGCCCGGTGACCCGGCGCGGCTGGAGATCGTAGGCGAGCCTGAGCAGCCGCTCGATGCTGCGAACAAGGCCTATGT